TGATGTCTATGTGTTCTGATTTTATTATTGCTAACTCATCATTCTCATGGTGGGGGTCTTGGTTATCAAAGAATCCAGACAAGAGAATCATTGCACCTAAGAAGTGGTTTGGTATAGGATATACTAAAGACCACGATACATCTGACCTATACTGTGACAACTGGGAGGTATTATGACTGTGAAGGATGGTACATTATTGTATTACGATCTAAGGAAGTGTACGTTTATCATACCACTTAGGATCGAGACAGCAGATAGGATGAGGAACATAGTTACCTCATTGATATATCTGTTGAGGAATTTTAATACTAATGTTATTGTCAAGGAACTTGACACTGAGTCAATCTTTGAGCAACAGGTTATGCCTATGCTTAAACAAGCTCTTGAACCATATATGGTCTCAAATATACATCATATATTTGAGAAGAGTGATGACTTTACATTTCATAGAACAAGATTACTCAATGATATGTTATGGATGGTAGAGACACCTGTAACTGTCAACTATGATAGTGATATACTCTTACCTGATGAGACATATATTGCTGCTATGAATATGATTGTCAAAGAATACATTCCACCTGAGGTAAAGGATGGTGTACCACCTAAGATGGTATATCCATATGGGTATGGTCAGTACCAGTACCAGTGTCATGTAGGTGATGATGAGGTTACTAACTTTATCAATAATAATTTCAACTTCGAAGCATTCAATGGTAAGATGAGACAATGGGATGCTAAGTATGGTTTCTGTCAGTTTGTTGATACTGAAGAGTATAAGAGATTGGGTGGAGAGAATGAAAACTTTATTGCTTATGGGTATGAGGATGATGAAAGGTTCCATAGATTCAATTTACTTTCTAGTGTTGCTAGACTAAACGATAATGTATTTCACTTAGAGCATGGTAGAACTAAGAACTCTTGGTTCAATAATCCATACTGTGAAGACAATAAAAAGTTATGGGAAATGTTGAAAGTTAAAGGACAGGAATCTTTGAGAAAGTATTATGAAGAAGTTGATTACTTGAAGGTTCGTAATGGACAAAAATAAATCAGCGTATAAGTTAGATGGTTTACCTAAAGTATTATGGATAAACCTTGATAGGTTCCCTGATCGCAGGGAATATATGGAAGAACAGTTTGAGTATTGGGAAGTAAAAGATCATCATCGTATTAGTGGTGTAGATGGTGCTGAGTATGAAGAGTATTTGAAAGGTACTGTACCTCATAATATGAATGATGGTGAGATAGCATGTGTTATGTCACACCTCAATGCTATCAAGTACTTTGTCAATGAGACAGATCTTGATGAGATTATGATCATGGAAGATGATGTTGATCTATCAACAGCAAGACATTGGGATTTCACTTGGAAGGATATGAGACGTAAGGTTCCTATCAACTTTGATGCTTTACAACTTACTATAATAAATCCTAATGGTATCACACTAAAATTACATCACAGGTTTATCAATGACTTTTCTGCTGCTTGCTATGTTATTACTCGTCATCATGCAACTAAGCTCCTCAAGTTACATCAAAGAGGATCGCAGTGGAAACTCGATCAAAACATCAGACCAAGAGCAGTGTCCGAAGACTTGATACTTGATAGTGGTAAGTCATACTCTACTCCATTGTTCAACTACAGATTAGATATGGGATCTGCTATACATGAAGAGCATATTGATATCTTCCATAAAGGAAGTAACAATGCTTTAGTAGATTTTTGGAGAGAGAATGGTGCTGATGTAAAGATAGAAGAAGTGATGCAATTAGACGAGTATTGTGGTAGAATACCACCACAGGTATATGTAAACCAAGGATTACAGGAGGCACAAAACAATGGCTGAAGTTATACTTCCAGAACAGGATAAGCAACCTGAATTTTCAGACTGGCAAGACCATGGAGCCATAGGTGTCTTTGATAACCTAGTCAAGTGGGAGTTTTGTGACTCTGTTGTAGAGTCATTTGAGTTTTGGTATAATAAAAAGTATATTATGGGAGATGATTCTTCTGCTTATACAAAGGTTACTACATTTGAGGAGAAAGAATTAGGACTCGATCATTTTATGGATGGTGATAAGCAGTTCAAACATGGTAATCTTAGGGGTGGTATGGGTAGAAAGGATAAGCAGTTGTATCTTGAGATTGCTGATGCCACTATGGCTATGGAAATAAATCGGGCAGTTGGTGGTGCGTTTGAATTATATGCTCAGAAGTATCTTGGTATAATAGACTGTGCTGATCCAGTATCTTCATGGACATGTAAGATACAGAAGACAGATCCTGGTGGTGGATATCATGTATGGCATTCTGAGAATGGTAGTTTCTTATATCGTGACAGAGTTGTTACTTGGATGATCTATCTAAATGATATTCCCCATGAGAATGGTGGAGCAACAGACTTCTACCATCAAGAGATGTCATTCCAACCTAAGAAAGGAACAGTAGTTCTTTGGCCTGCTGCATATACTCATGTTCATAGAGGAGCATTTCTAACTGGAGATAAGCCTAAGTACATTGCTACTGGTTGGTTCTCTCGTGAGCCAGGTGATGTTACTAACAAGCATCTTGGAGAGATAACAGGTAAACTTCAAAAGAGAGAACGTTTGAATGGATGATAATATATACCTGCATAACTGATCAGTATGATCAATTAGAATCTCCTTATCTACATCCAGATGTAGAATACTATTGTTTTTATGATGGCAAAAAACCTGAGGCAGAAGGATGGAAGTACGTAAAATTAGATACAGATATAAGCAGTTCTGTAAGAAGATCTTATTTACCCAAGCATTGTCCAAACCTATACTTCGAAAACAATTCGGAGACGGTTTGGATTGATGGTTGTTATCCTGTTACACAAAGGATAGTAGAATACTCTTTAGATATTTTCAAAACAAAAGATTTTGTTTTACAAATACATCCAGAGAAGAGATCACTTATACATGAGTTTTCTAAGTTATATTCTCATGGGTTCTCTACTAAAGAAGAATGTATTGAGATGGCAGAGAGAATAAAAGATCAAGAATATAAGTTATCAGATTATAAACAAACTATAAACTCTGTCATTTGGAGAAGACTTACACCACAAGTTATTGAGTGGTGTAATACTTGGAGGGAGTGGTATATGGATGGTGTGAATAGAGATCAAGTATCAAGTTCTATTGCTGAGTATCTTACTATAGAGGCAGATAGAGTTGATCATATAGTAAACCTAGGTGATCTTACTAGAAGAAATAAGAAGTATGATGTGGTATATGATTTGTATCCTATGCCATCTGTAAAAGAAAGAATAGAATTTGTTCATGACATATGTAAGGTGTTTGATGGTTGGGAGAACTCACTTATAGTAAGACAAACTTATGCAACTCTTAAGTACTTACCATTTGATATGAATGATAGTATTGATAAGAAAGATATTGTCATCTATACTTGCATCACTAATGGGTATGATGAATTTCCTGAGGAGAATTATTATGATCCAGATATAAGATATGTTTGTTTCCATGATGGTAGTGTTGATACTACTGTAGGACCATGGGAGTATATAAAATTGGATGTTGATATTGATTGTCCTCGTAGATTATCTTTCTATCCTAAAGCAAACCCTCATCTATTTTTTCCAGAAGGTACTCATACTATATGGATAGATGGATGTTATGTACACACAAAGAAGTTTATTGAAAGAAGTGTACGATGCTTTCCATTTACTATGCTAAGACATGCTTCTAAGTTCTCATACTTTGATGAGATTTTAGAAGGATTTACTTGTGCTTTCTTTTCTTATGATGATGCTATAGAATTGACAAAGAAGTTGAAAGAAGTTGGATATAATTTTAGAACTTATGGTAGTCCTCTTGGTACTATTGTGTGGAGAACCATGAGTCCTGAGATGAATAAGTTTAATGAGTTGTGGTATGAATGGTCACTTGTTGGATGTAATAGAGATCAAATAGCTTATGATGCTGCACTAAGGTTTAGTGGACTTATACCATCTGTCTATGAGAATAGAAATGATTCTGGTGTACCTCTTGGATACTGGAATAAGATTGGTAGAGTAGGTATGCATCCTCAGAATGGTGACATGGAACAGTATAAAAAAAGTAAAGATCTTCTTTTAGATTTGAAGAAGATAACTGGTCTAAATCCAAAACTATATACTTCATATCCTAATCATGGTTTCTACATGAAGGTGTATAATATTATTGATAAGTACTGATGCTGATTTACACTTGCATTACTGATGACTATGTTGATCTTCATACTGATTTACCAGAAGGTCCAACATATGTTGTCTTTGGAATAGAAAATCCACCTGCACCTTGGACTGGTGGACGTATAGAAGATCTTGGTGATCCAGTTAGGTCATCTAGGAAACCAAAGATACTGTGTCCATTTGATCAACCAAATGTATACATCGATGCTTCTAAATTATATCTAATCAACGATGAGTTCTTGAAACTTAGTGAGGAAATTCTTTCTCAGGATAAGTTTTTTATTATGGGTCATCCCCATCAGCATAGTTATCTTGAAGAGTGTGCTGAGTATGTGTCTAGAGGGTGGGTAGATCCTGATACTTTATTGAAGTTTACTACTGAGGTAGCAGAAACACAATTTGATTTTGAAGAATACTTTTCTCCTTTATGTACTATTCTATGGCGGAGTGGTAAGACTGAGGAGTTTAATAATTTATGGTGGAAGTGGTATAATAAGGGTGGTATAAGAGATCAGTTAGCATGTTCTATTGCACTCAATAGTATTGAGTATGATACAAAATCATCTAGAGATATCATCAATAGGTTTTCTGATGCTAGTCCTGAAGGTGAGTGGTGGAATAATAGATCAGGAGATTATGTATATCATGATGAGGAAGTAAATGTTATTGAGTTTGTAGATCTGTTGACTGAAGTTACTGGTCTATATGATTGGAAAGAATATTTTAGATCTGGTACAGATCGTATCACAGGTGAATCTTTTTATGGTGATGCAGGAATTTACTCCTATGCTATTGAGTGGGATGACCCAGAGAAAGAACAGATAATAGTTTATACTTCTATTACTAATTGGTATGACACCATACCAGATGATATGTATTATGATCCTGATGTAAAGTATGTTTGCTTTACTGATGGGAAGGTAGAGAAGAAAGGACCATGGGACTTCAGACCTATACCAGAACATGTATATGATGAGGTTGATGGAGATCCAAGAAGACTATCTTCTTATGCTAAGATATGTCCTCATAAATTATTTCCTGTAGGATCTAAGACAGTATGGCTTGATGGTTGTTATGTTCACACTAAAGAATGGATTGAGAAGTGTAAGTATAATCTGAATGAGCAAGGAAATTGTGTACATATGCTACACCCACATAGATTTACTTTCCATAATGAAATCATGGAAGGGTTTGGTGCTAACTTTAATAGTAGAGAACAGATGTTAGAACTTGTAGAAGCACTAAGTAAAGTTGACTATGATTTCACACAGTATTATTCACCTGTTCTTACATGTATTTGGAGACTTATTTCTGATGAGATGTTTGAGTTCCATGATCTGTGGTGGAAGTATTCTAAGATAGGATCTAATAGGGATCAAATATCTTTTGATTGTGCAAGACAACTTACTGGTCTTGAGTGGACTAGGATACATGATTGGGAAACTATAGCTCTTGATCTTACCTCACCAGTATCAAAGGTTGCAAGAAATAAAAGGCATCCACAAGCAGGTACTTTTACAGAGGAGAATACTTATAGTGATATAGTGAAGGCATGTCATGACTTACTTGAAGAGATCAGACCAATCACAAAGATACAGGACGCTCATCAGATATGGCAATTAGAATCGAATGAGGTTAGAGATCCTGAGACTACTGCATGGTTACCTAAGGGTGATTGGTGGTATGATCCTACAATGATCAAGACAGCTAACAGTAAGTATTCTATATTGGATAAGATTCCACAAGTACTACAGGCAAGAGATGAGAAAGGTAGATTGAGAACCACAGCACAACCAAAACAGTTTACCTTTTGGGTAAAGAGATTGAAGAAATCATTAGGTATACTTAACTTACCTAACGAAATGTATGTGATGCATGTGTGGCACTGGGGTGCATCATATAGAAACTATATTAGAAAGAATGTTTTGTACCCACGCTTGCCAAAAACGTAAAGTTTTGTTATAATAAATACCCTGAGGTGAGCATTTGCTCATCTTTTTACTGCCGTTACCAAGACTAGGCAGACCAATCCGTCTTCATCTTACCGTTCACTAAACGTTCTATTACAAATGACAACTCTTCAGAAGAGAGACCAAGGTCTCCTAACTGGATGGA